TTATTAATAAATTTAACTAAATTTAACTAAATTTAACCAAATTTAACCAAATTTTCTAATTCTTTTGTTTGATCTAAATGTTGCTTTATTTTACTCTCTAATGACATATTTGTATTTACATTTTCTATCGGTTTTTGTATTTTAAATGCCTCATCATATGAATTTGCTGATGAATACATTGTATTATAACTAGTATTATTTGTTGAACAAAATTCTGTAATTACATCGTTGTAAGGCACTAAATCTACTTGTTCTGTTTCTTGTTCAGTAACTGAATCAAATAATTCATTAAATTTAGATACAAATTCACTTCTATTTATTTTACTTAAAACTTTTTGTCCTTCTTTATAACTATCTTTTAATATTTTTTCATAATCTGCTCTAGATTTTAGTAATTCTGTTTGTTTATCTAAAGCTGTATTAATGTCTAACTCTGTTTCAACTGCATTATTTTTAATATTTAATTCTTGAATTATTTTATAGAATTCTGGTTCAGTTAATTTTATATCTGTATCAGTAACAATAAAATCTTTTTTTAACAATGAAAAATCTTTTAATTTAGAATTTTCTTCATAAATTTCATCATATTTATTTTTTGTTTCTTCATTAGATAAAACCATATATGCTAATTGAATTAATTCAAATTTATCAGAATTATCTGGATTTTTATCAGGATGATATTTTAATGCTAATTTTTTATAATTTTTTCTAATTATTTGTTGGGTTACCATTTTTTTATCTTGAATATTAAGGATTTCATATAAATCTATATTTTGTAAGGCATGTAATTCACCTAAAATACTATTGTCCATTTATAAAAATAAATATTTCTTTATTTTTTAAATATATATATATATATTATTATGGATCAAAATTCATTAAATTTTGATAAAATTAAAGCATCTATTATATTAGCTGCCATTGGTGATATGATCGGTTTTGGTAACGGTAATAATGAATTTAATAACGGTACATCCTTTTCTAAAGATAACTATGGTGATAAATATGTCGAAGCTGGTGCCGATTATACTAATGATTTAGTTTTCTCATTTATATATAATGGTGGATTTTATGAACATCCTAAACCTACTTGGACAGTTTCAGATGATACTATAATGTTATTAGCAAATGGATATGGTATTATTAATAGTATTGCAAATGATCAAGATGATATTATTAATAATATTCGTCAAGAATATATCGGTTTAATTAAAGAAAAAACTGATTTAGATAGATTTGAAAGAGTATATAAAGGAGGATTAACTACGATTGCATCTTTAAAAAAATTAAAAAATGGGGATGATTATAAAACATTTTTATATGATGAAAAAGCTGGTGGATCTGGTGGATCTATGAGATCAATGATTTTTGGAACAGTATTTTATAAAGAAGCTGATAAATTAAAGTTAATTGAAAACTGTATCGAGTCTACTTGTTTAACTCATAATAATGCAACTGCTTATTTAGGAGCATTGGCAAGTGCATTTTTTACATCATATGCATTAAGAGATATAGAACCGAATAGATGGTGTTTTGAATTTATGGAATTATTAGAAAGTGATATTATAGATAATTATATAAAAGATACAAGAGAAAAAGATTATGCATTTTATGAAAGGGATAAAAAAAGATTTATAAATAAGTGGAAAGATTATATGGAGGATAAATTTGATGATTATGATTATAAATATAAAAAAAGTTTAGTTATGAAATATCCATCATCACGTTCATTATATTATAATAAATTTTCAGAAAGAAAAAAAGATATGTATCCTGGTGCAGGTGGTGATGATAGTGTTATAATTGCATATGATTGTTTATTAGAAGCAAATGATAATTGGGAAAAATTAGTTATATATTCAATGTTACATGTGGGTGATTCAGATACAACTGGAATTATAGCAGCATATTTATATGGTTCATATTATGGTATGTCTAAAGTATATAGTAAAATGATTGAAAATATGATTGATCATAAAGAAGAAATTATTAAATTTGCAGATGATATATATAAATTAATTAATTCTCTATAATTTTAAAATTTATGTTATAAATCTCTAGTTTTTAAAATTAAATTGAATAATATTTTTTATTTTTAAAATTTTTTTCTTAAATGATTATATATATGTCATTTATAGAACAAGTATCTTATCAAGCAATTGAAAAAAATACTAAAAATAGTGTAATTCCAACAATTAAAGAAAAAGAGTTAAAAATTAGTTTTATTATATTAAACGGTGATGATAGTGATCCTGCACAAGCTGCTGGACGACATTTAATTTCACAAACTAGTGCTAAAGGTACTACAAGGACTGGGGATGCAATAGATTTAGATAATTTAACTGATGCTAACGCAGAAGCTGATTCTGGAACTTTTCGATTTAATAATAGTGATTTTAAAAGCAATGTTGCATTTACAAAAAAAATACAAGCAAATACAAGCTTACAACTTAAAAAAATTTTTAGTAACATTACATGTGAAGACGATGCTGCTACTGGTGGTGTTGAAACTAGACATTCTGAGGATCATGGCGCCGACCTCCACCGTACTAATGGTGTTCCAAATGATAGATTTACAGGATTATTTAGAAGTATGGATACTGATAATTTTTTTAAATTAAATCCAGATGCAATTAAATTTAATAATGGAAAAGTACAAATAAATGTAGAAAATTACTTTCTAACAAGTGTAGAAGCAAATATAAATTATCTATTACGATTACAAAATGAAATAAATATTGCAAAGGTAGATACGCCACATTTTGGTGTTAAAGAAGTTAATGCTAATGTAAGAATATTAATATTCGTAACTAGTGCTGCAGAAGAGGTTGTAATTGTTAACGATAGACCATTAACACAAATAGAATTTGAAGCTAAATACAACTATGGGCCTGTTATAGATAGAAGTAAACTGGATTTTCCATTTACATACCTAAATAATGGTGCTGTTAATGCTGCTACCGCTTTTCCTAACCTGTTCAATGAGCTTATTCCTTTAAATAAAGGATGTTATAAAAATTCAGGAAAACTTATATATTCTGATGTTGAATATGAAGATGAAAAAGGTAATTCTTTAAATGAAAAACACAAGATTGGAAATCACGAGGTTTCATATGGTTTAGTTTTAGCCGAAGCTATAAAAGATACAACATATAATAAAATAATGGACACCGCTGTACCTGAAACTCCATCGGGTGATAGATATAGATATGTAAATGAAGGTTTTGTTATTAAAATTTATGATACAGTAGAAAAAATAGATGGAAAAGAAAAATTATTAGATTCAATTAATGTTGCTGTTGTTGAAAAAGATCAAAATAAAATTAAAGAACATTGGGATAAAACATGTGCAGCAATTTTTGGTAACCGTGGTGTCGAACCATCTGTTAATAATTCACAATGTAGACGTCATTATGAAAATGTTATCACAAGAAATGGTCTTAATATTCTTAGAAATTTTTCTGAAGATAATCATCTTGGAAAAGGAACATTTGCTGACATGGGACAAATTAAAGATACAGTAACATCTGCTAATCCAGCTATTCAATTAGAAATTATGAGAGCTCTAAAATGGCAAGCTAATGCTAAAACAAATAAATTATTAACAGTAAAGGAATATCTTGAAAAAGCAGATAAACCCATTAAAGAATATCTTGATGCCAAACTTGAATTACAAGATTTATTAAATGGAATTGTTGAAAATATTAATAAATATCCAGAAGTACTTGGAACAAAACTCGTAACTAAACCAACTGATAGTAAAATACAAGAAAATAAACGACAAATATTATCTAGTTCTGGATTAATAAGAACTATTAGTCCAATTAGTGAAAGATTAACCATTCATGCGCCAGGCGGTTATTTAATGCACGGTGGTGCAGCTGATGTCAATAAACAATATTTTTCGCTTCAAAATGCATATAAAAAGGCATTAGAATCATTACAAAGAGCAAACCAAAAACTATCTTCTAATTCAGAAAATCAATTTCAAAAAAAATTAGAAGAATTTAAAAAAATGGAGGATGATTTAAATAAACAAGTTGATGTAATTAATACATACAATAAAGCATTAAGAAATAAACAACTTCCACCTTCTAAATATGAAATGACACAAGAACAATTAGATGAAATAATTAAAAATTATGAAAGCACAAATAAAAAAATGAAGAAAAAACGCACAACAATTGAACAAGGATTAGGAAAAATATATATTTACACAGAAGATCCAAACGATAACGATAACAATACTGAAAAAGAACCTAAAGAATATACATTTTACATTTAATTTAAAAAATTTAAAAAATATATTATTATATTTTTTAAAATACTAAACTTGCAATTCCATTATTTATTTTTAATATATTGTATGTTACCGCATAAATTCTAAAAGTAACATAACGCGTATTTGATACATTTTTATCTATAATAATATCTATCTCAATATCATCCATTTTTGATAAATTACAATAACCAGAAGGTTGATGTTTTTCCGGTTCTATTGCAAATGAATAAATGTTTATACCTACTGCCGATGCAGTTGTATGATACATAAAAGATTGAATATATTCAAAATATTCAATACTTTGTTGTTTAAATCTTTCTTGACCATTTAATAAAAGTAAAGCTGTATTTATAATATTTGAACCATTAATTATACAAGTTGTGTAATTAAATGCATCTAAAATATAACCACTCGTGATATAATTATAATTACACCTAAATATAAATTCTTTGCATGTTTGTCCATAATTAACTTTAATTTTATTATTTGCATGATATAATATTTTTTCAGTATCATACGTCAATACATCTATTAAATATTCGTTTTCATTTTTTGCAAATTTTAATCTTTCTGGAGAATCTAAAAATACATAATCTACTAATAAAAATGAATTTCCTAATGCTAAATTTATTATATGTGAAAAATATTTTGGTAAATTATAATATAATGTCTCTGTATGTGTTGTATTTGGTGTAACAAAATAATTGGGATTATTTACTGAATATATAATTGCACTTTGTAATAGTATCTCTGGTGTAATTTTAATATAATATAAATTATTATTATGGTAATCAAAATATATAAATTTATAATAATATATTATATTATTTATAGTCTGCTGCAATATTTCTCCTTTTACAAATAAACATATTGAATCTAAAATTTTAATGTAATGTGTTGGACCTAATATTAAACACTGATCTAATGAATTAAATTCTACATTAATGTTAACATCTGTATTATATAATGAAACTAATGGAAGTGCTAAATTTGGAAATCTGCAAAACCAAAATAATAATGGTATGTATAATAAATATCCCTGTTTTGAATTAGTTAATTCATATAATTCTGGCACATTACCTATCATTGCATCTAATTCTGCCCTTTTTGTTATAGGTACTGTTATTTCATACCATATATTAAACCAATCAGAATAATGTCTATCAATAATAAAACCACCTATTTCTAAATCTATTCTTTTTATTAATTGATAACCTATATTTTTTGTCCATGCACAACAAGCAATATTACTGTTACCAGCTCCACTCTCATTTGGAATATTTAAAAATTTACCTATTGGTGGTAAATTAACAATTAAATATATTCTATTAATTAAATCTGCATTTTTTGCAATTGTACATGTTACTCTATTACCAAAATCAGCTTTGGTATTAAATAGTTGAGGCATTGGTTCAATAGCAAAATTTGTATGTCTTTTATATAATACTTTAAAAAATGTTATTGTTGGTTTATGTATAAAATACATATCTTGAACTCCATATGATACTAATTGTATTACTCCAGAACCCATTAATTAATAATATATTATATTATTTAAATCTATTAATATAATATTATGAAAAATATTATATTATTTGGTGGAGGTATTTCTGGTTTAACAGTTGCACATGAATTAATTAATTCTGGTTATAATGTTACTTTAATTGAAAAAGATTCATATTTAGGTGGAATGGCAAAAACTAGAAGAGAAAAAAATAATATTCCATCTGAACATTCGTGGCGTGGTTATGGACCATTTTATAAAAATACATTTGATATTCTAAAACAAATTCCAATCAATAATAATTTAACAGTTTATGATAATTTAACTATTCCAGTTGATTTTTATATATTTAATGATAAAATTACAACATATAAATCAAAATTAAATTTTTTTGATAAAATTTATTTATATTATTATGGATTATTATATTTATGTTCTAGATCTAGAAGAAATGAATACTATAAAGAAAAATTTATAATGCTTATACAAAATAAACTTAGTTATCCTGGATATCAATATTTAATAGAATTTATTTGTGGTCCTGCTTTTGGTATGGAAAAAAAAGATGTATCATTTGCACATATATTTAAAATAATAACAATCGCGATTTTAAATCAATCAGTATATAAACATATATTTAAATCAAATGAATTTGGAAGTAATATAGTTGCTCATTTAACAAATCAACCTACTAATGAAGCATGGATTGATCCATGGTCAAAATATTTAATTAATAAAGGATTAAAAATAATAACTAATTCAGAATTAGTAAATTTTAATTTTACTGATAATAAAATAACTTCTGCTATAATTACAAATAAAAATCAAAATCAAGAATTATTTGCTGATGATTTTATATTATGTATTAATCCATTTAATGCAGAACAAGTTTTTTTAAAATCTAATATGCATGATTTGCATCAACAACATTATTTATTAAATAAAGATACTGTTTCTAATCAAATTTCTTTTCGTTTAGGTTTTGCTAAAAATATTAATTTTCCTGTTAATAATATTGGTTTTGTATTTGCTGATAGTGAATTTAATATAACAATGTATCCCCAAGATAAATCTTGGTCTAGTGATATTAAATTAGACGATTCAGGTATAATTAAATCTTTATGGAGTGGTACAACAATAGAAATATATCGATTAAGTAAATTATATAATAAACCTGGATTAGAATTAACAAAAGAAGAATTAATGAATGATATAATATATCAAGTATTAAAATCTAAATCTTTTCAAAAACTAATATTTGATAATAATAATTTTTATATTACCAAAGATGATATTATTTATAATGAAATTTGGTATGAATGGAATCATAATGGTAAAATTTTAGTACAAGATTATAAAAAATGGATCAATAATGTTTATAATAATGAATTTAGACCTGATCAAAAAACTAAATTTAGTAATTTGTATATAGGTGGATCTCATACCAAAACATCAATAGATATTTGGTCAATGGAAGGTGCTGTCGAAAGTGGTAAAATAGTTGCAGATTTAATTTCAAAAAAATATAATACTCGAGCTATAAATTTATTTACTCATAAAGATCCAGAATATTTTAATATTCTAAAATCAATAGATGATGTATTATATAAACTAAATTTACCAAATATAATTGATCTTTTAATCTATTTAATTATTTTTTATGTAATATACATTCTAGTTAATAAAACTATGAATTAGTATCTAAATTAAAAATTTATAAATTTTTAATTTAGGCAGAGTACTTTCTCTGCTTTTTCACTTTCTCTACACATAATAATTAATAACAAAAATGTTCCGCGAT